ATTACATTGACATTCATCCCGATAAAATGAAACAGATTTATTATTGTTCAAAATGCCATTGCACATTCAAAGATTCAAATATTTAAGGACATATGACAATATATTTTATCAAATGCCTCCGAAAACAAAAGAAGAAAATCGGGTTCTTTATTTGAAACGAAAAGAGAGAAAACAGAATGCTTCGGAAACTTCTCTCTTAACTAATCAATCCACTTCGCAATCCACTTCGCAATCCATTGAATTGATTATTACAGAATTACAAGAGTCAGAAAAAAAAGAAGCAGAACCAATAAAACAAGAGCTAGAAAATGTAGAAGAACTCATGAGAGAATTCATGGCTGAAATGTTTCAAGAAGAAAAGGATGAAATAATAGAAGGCACTGTAAAATATATTTATTACAAATTGTATCATAAAATCCACGCATTTCAGAAAATGTATAAAAAAGAATTGCCGAATGACTATCGTGTTTGGATTCAACGTTGGAGAGAAGTCAACAAAGAATTTTATGAAAATCACCTTTAACAAGAAAAATTAGATTTAGCGTATCCAATTATGGAACAGGCGATTCGTTTTCCGGAATTTCCTGTGGTTAAACTGGCATCATTATCGCCTTTGCCGCAATCATCTTTATCTTGATGGATAATAAGTCCTCGACCAATAATATTACATTTTCCCCTTAATTTAACAAGCTTGTCAATGATTCTGTATTTTGCGCAACCATAAGAATTTGTAACAATATTTCCCAGGTCTCCCACATGTCTCTCTTTCATTCCAGGGCAGCCGTGTTTTTTCCCATATGGATTGAAATGTGCACACATGCTTTCACAGTGGTCAGTTAAATCGCCGGCTTCGTGAACGTGAAACCCATGTAATGCATTTTTGTATAATCCTTGAAGATTAATATCAATAATAACACAATTAGATTCCAAGTCTTCAGTAAAGACAACTGTCCCTTTTATTTTTTTGCCATTAAATACGGCAATTGCTTTCAACATTATATTTATTATTTATTTTTTTATAAATAATAAAACGCAGCATCATCATCCCAATTTCATATACATAACAATGGGAGATTCCATTGCTTGCAGATTTGAAAACCCTTCTTCTGCGACTACAATTTCATCATATTCAAATCCCATTTTTTGATAAAAATCAAAGGATTGATTCACCGATTTCAGAGATATCTTTTCAAACATATTGATTTTTGCATATTCAATAATAATGCGTATTAATTCACGACCGATGCCAGAAAGACCTAATTTCTTACTTTTGTTTGTCCCCATCAATTCAATATGTAAAACCGGCATTTTTAATTCGAGTGTTGCGAATCCATAGACATTTCTATTTTTGGGACACATTAGTAAAAGAAGCATATCATCTTGTTGCAATGAACTCTCAACATATTCTTTTTGAACGCCGCGACACAATTTTTTATTATTTACTGAAATCATTATTTTGCGAATATGTTTTTCCAATATTTTTTCGCGTGAAAAAAGAAAAACTTTCATTTATTAAATTACATGCAATAGTTATAAATTGTTTTACTTATTCTCTCTCTCTCTCTCTCTCTCTCTCTCTCTCTCTTTCTCTCTTTCTCTGATTTACACTAGACTTATTTATAGTTAATATATACCCAACAATTCGTGATTGAATTATGTGGTGTCATTAATGTAAAGTCTTTAATGCCCTGAATAATTGTTCTCACATAATAATGGTTAAATGATTCTTCTCTTTTTCTCAAATAGGAAATCACTTTTGTGTCAGGATAGTATTGATTCATCAAGTCGCATAAATCAATGGTATATAGACGTTGAACGCGTTCTGACCGAAATTCTCTCATGATAATCTCATACTTACACTCTGTTTCAAGAAATTCTCTATAAATATAAAGGGAAATCTCTCGTGGCAATTTTCTCACAATAGCGACGGCTTCGGCTTCGCTGACAGTAAAACATGACATGATTCTTGAATTAATTTATTTGTTTGATTGTTGATTGAATTAAATAAACACAATCATTTCAATTTTATTTTATATCAATATCAGATGGTTTAAAAATCGCTGTAAGGCACATTGTTTGAACCGCGTTGAATTAAATAATTATATTGTTTCCCGGTAATGCATGCACATCCCATGCTATTGCTATAAGTGGAAGGACAACATTCTGGTTTAAAAGGCGTATTTGCAAACATTAACATTTCGCCTTCAGGAAGTGGGACTGGTTGTTCTTGGCGAGACATGAATTGTTTTACTCCAGGGCCAAGAGGCTGTCCGGGTTTAACGACCAAAGACGGTTGAACCCATCCTCCAGTATTTACTTCAGAATAATCTCCGACTCTATACTCTGCAGGGGCATCTGAATACAGATTTGAACCGCCAACAAATCCCTCTTTTTTGCCAGCCATCATTTGCGAAGACACTATGCTTTCTTTATTCATGTCGGTGGATTTCTTCTTGAGAGGAACATTCTCTTTTATGCCCTCTTTTAAAGTCTCTAAACCTTCTAGCAATCCAACTCTAGCACATCCACACAATGTATGTGTTACAGTAATCATAAAAATAAGTCCTAACAATATGAGTAATTCCATGCGTATTTCCATTTTATACATAATTAAAAGATTATATTTTCATGTCAATGCAACTATTATAATCAGAGACTTTCAATTTATGAATGTAAAAATAAGAATAATTTGTCAACAAATGATATAATTTCTCTTGTTTTGCAATCTCTTTTTTGCAAACTGTGTCAAAGGGTAGTATCTTTCCAAAATCATTAAAATAATATAAATTATCGCTACAAATTATACGCATTTTTCCTAAATCGAGGTCCACTTCAAGTTCCAGGTTATCCTTCAAATCCTTCAAATCCTTCAATATTATATCATATTCATACAATGTATTTACCGTCATTCCATTGATTTCAACAATTCCGACAACTGTCACATTATTCCATAAAAGGTCTCCTATATTTACATCCACCAATGATTTCTCTCTTCCATCAGACATTGTAATACTCGTGTCTTTTGACAATCCGCAATGCAATCGTTTATGTATGTCTTCTTTTTTATAGATGCAATCATTCAATCGCGATCCATACAATTCGTCCCAATCTGTAAATGTAATTCCATTCAATCTTATTATTTTAGAAGATGTATTGAAACAATATAAATATGGTTTATTATATGTCGTTTTCACAATGCGCCGGGCATCAGGGTGATGTTTCACAGGAATCCATTTGCCGGTATAACACAATACATGACTGTCAGAAACAATAATATCTTCTAATTCGTACATGATTGAATAAGAAGCATCCACAATTATTTTGCAGTTGATTTCATTTCCCTTGGCCAGTTTCTCTCCAACAGAGATGTCTTTAATTCGTTTGTTTTCACCATTTTCCATGATAAACATGGTATCTTCGTCAAAACAATGTTTCATAGATGGAACTGAAGGAATTCCGCTTGAATGTATGTCTAATACGACAGTCATAAAAATAACAACAATTGCCAATGGAATAGAAATGGCGATAAAAAATGCGGTTAATGTTCCTGCAAATCCCCAAGTAAATGGAAAGATCCAAAGGAGAATAATGGTTGCGGCCATTAGAATTAATATTTTAATAACAATTTCCACGATTGCGCCTAACAATGATTTTAAGGTGTAATATGTTCCGAGAGAAGTGTATAGTGCAGATGTTAATGCGCCCTGGCTTTTTGACATGACATCTCTGAAAGCAATGACTATTTGTTGAATAGGAACAGTGATATTTAAAATGCGCCCGCTAATTTCTTCTGTAATATGTTTTAATTTGTTGCGAATTTCAGAAAACATGTTGCGTCCGCTTTGAATATCAGTTGATATATTTCCATAGACATCTGTCAATCCACTTGTGACATATGTCAATGGTTGAACTGCTGATCCTGTGATTCCAGTCAAGACATCTTGAAGACAATAATTGAAGTTTTCTTGAGTATATTCTGAAAAGGTTTTATCAATGGGTTTGTTAATCATTCCTGCAAAAGGCATATTTTGTGGTTTGCATCGTTGGTTTACCCAATCATCTTTGATGGGTTGTATTTGTGTTAAAATCATAAAATACGAATGTATTACAAAAACAATAATTGTTAAAATGACACATAAAATAACAGATGTTCCATATGTATCAAAATAGGTCAGATTATCATACATTTTATTTAATTTTTCAATGTTCTTTTTATTCTTTAAATTCATATATACTAACTCGGAAATAATTTCAAAATATAATCTTCCCAGTCCCAAAAATCTTCTGCTCCTATTTTAATTTTATGAGTGTCTGTAATTAAACAAGAAAACCATTCAAGTTGTATGGTTGTTTCTATGGCGAGAGGGTGATTTTTGACTTCAATGTATTTTTCAGAAGTGGTGTCAAATATTAAATGTGAGCCCGAAACAAGAATGTCTTTTGAGTGAATTCCTCTATTAGGCAATTTATATAAAAATTCTTGTTGTGAATTGGCGATTTTCATTAAAGCGACAACCCTGCTTCCGTTTTCTAGAATGTCTCCTAAATGAATATTTCTCATTTTTACTATTTTGCCATTTTGCAGTTGTAATTTTGTGTTTGGATGAAAACAATTACCTAAACTGCGAATTGTTTGACCTGGCCATGCATTCCACATACTATTTACTGTTTTGCTGCTTCCATCCAACACATATAATAATACTGCCAATATGCCAATGATTTTGCCTACTAAATCTTTGATTCCGATGATTATTTTTTGAAATTCAATGATGATGTTTAAAAAGATACCATAAATAGAGACAACAATGTCTGTGATGAATCCTCTTGTTTGACTAAACATATTTCTAACATCATTTATTTGATGACTAAAACTCCCCGCCATTTCCGTTAAAGATGATGTAACAAAGGTTAATGGTTGCAATAAATATCCCATGTAATTCGTTTGCATCGTCTGGACACAATAAGTGAAATCTTGTTCAATATTATCAGAGAGAGGCATATACATTGGATTGCATCTGTAGTTGACCCAATTGTCTTTAATGTCTTGCATTGAGGTGAAATAATACAATGAAAAGACGAATCCTACAAATACAATATTTATATAAATAAAATTCAGCCAATTTTTTCCTGTTGGTGGCATGTGCTTATATTATTATTATACTATTTTCTCTCTGTATTTCTCTCTCTCTCTTTTCCACGAGGATGTTGTGTATCTTTGTTTCTCTTCATGTTCGGTGGCGGCGATGGCGGCTGCGTTGTAACCTGCGATGAGTTCTGGCTCTACGATGTGACCTGGTTCTGCGATGCGACCGGCGACGGGTTCGGCGACGTCTGCCTCCTGATTGAGCAGCCGAATCAAATACTCCATTTGCGTGATTTTGAGATTGCACTACAGCCAATTTATTTGTAATAGCAACAGCAGATTGTGATTCTCCTCCAGATTCTTTATAAAGTGGTGTGTTTTGAGGATAAACAAATCCTCCTTTATATTTTCTTCCATGCTTTCCTCCATGCTTTCCTCCATGCTTTCCTCCATGCTTTCCTCCAGACATGGCATTTATCAAATTAGATTGACTTCTCGTTACATCATTCTGATTATTTATTGCAGCCATTCGTTGAGTAGAACCATTCATTGGTCGCATTGTGGCTAAAGACACTCCTGGCGGTATTCCTGCTTCCGACATATAAATAACGCGGATAAAAATATGAAAAAAAATAATCTTACTATATAATGACTGAAATGAATGAAAACCAGCGACTTCAATTGCAAGAAATGATAAAGGCGAATAATGTGGAGGACCAAACCAATATTATTAGACAATTAAAACACAGTGCTCTTTTAAGAGAAAACATTGCTCATATGAAAATGGCAAAGTCGCGATTTACTGACAAAACAGAGATTCATAAAGAATGTCTGTCATCTGCCTTTTTTTTATTTACATATTACACGGATATTTACAACAAAATATTACAAGATGAAATCAATTATTCTTTAATGGAACAATTTTTAAATGTATTAGAGAGAATAGAAAAGGGTGAATTGGACCAACACGAAGGTTCTTTTATTGTTGGAACTCTTTTAAAAGAATTATATGTAGACAGTGCTTTAAAGCGAGGAGAGAAATTGGACAAGGAACACGCCGATGCAAAGCCGAAGCCAATGGAAGGCAAACAGATTTCATTTTCTCAATGGAATCGCGCGAATGGTGGGAAGCATAGCAGTAACAGTCTTTTTTGAATAGACTGTTTTATATCTTGAAAAATAATACTTGTAAAAGACCAAGCCATCGCCATCTCCGCCCGCATAAAAATGTCGCAAATATGTTTTCCAGGTCATGATTGGATTTATGAAAAGAGTTCCAACTTTATTTCTTTCAACATAAGAAAAAATAAGATTCAGTATTTCATTTGGTATTACAAACATTTAGAAGTAACATATTAAAATATTATTATGTCATCCAACCTATCGCCAAAATTATCCTTGCTCATTGTTGAAAGTCCATCTAAATGTCGAAAAATAGAGGAATATTTAGGGTCTGGGTTTAGATGTGTTGCATCGTGTGGACATGTGCGAGAACTCGTCTCTCTGGATAATATTGATATTGAAGGCGGATTTCAGCCTATATTTACAAACATTCCAACAAAACAAAAACAAATTAATATGTTGAGAAAAGAGATTCGCCAAGCAGGCGAGGTTATTATTGCAACAGACGACGACCGTGAAGGCGAAGCAATTGGTTGGCATATTTGTCAATTGTTTGGATTGAACATTGAGAGAACAAAGCGAATCGTCTTTCATGAAATTACCCAGGATGCCATTCAATATGCAATTGCAAATCCGTCTAGAATTAATATGAATATAATTCATGCTCAGCATGCTAGACAAATCATGGATTTATTGGTTGGATATAAAATCACTCCTACATTGTGGAAAAATCCTACTACAAAACATAAAAAGGCATTGTCTGCTGGAAGATGTCAATCCCCGGCGTTGCGATTGATTTATGATAATTACAAACACATTGCGCAATCGCAAATGAAACAAATGTATAATGTGGTAGGATATTTTACGAGTTTATGTATTCCTTTTCATCTGGAAGAGTGTGAGAGAAAGAAAGAGGATATTATAGATTTGTTAAAAAAGTCTGCACATTTTTCGCATAGGATGGCGTGTGAATCGCCGAGTAAAACAATAAAATGTCCGCCTCAACCTTTTACGACTTCTCTCTTGCAACAACGGGCGAGTTCAGAATTGAATTTCTCTCCTTCTGAAACTATGAAAATATGTCAAACATTGTATGAAAGTGGATATATAACTTATATGAGAACAGATTCTACTAAATATAGTAATGAATTTATTTGTAAAGCGCGAAAATACATTCTTGATGTCTATAAATTGGATGTTGCGACCGAGACCACGACGGCGGCTGCGCCGCCTCTACAACCGCACGAAGCGATTCGTCCAACAAACATTTCTCTCTTTGAATTGAATAAAGAAGAGGGAAGTAAAGAGAGAAAAATGTATAGATTTATTTGGAAGAATGCCATAATGAGTTGCATGCCTCCTGCAATATATTCTTCTTTAAAAACAAGGATTACATCACCTGGAGGCGAATATAGTTATACATGTGAAGTGCCTGAATTCTTGGGTTGGAAAATAGTAGATTACAAGCCGACCAAAGAAGAGAAACATTATCATTATTTATTGAGTTTGAAAAAGGTGGACTCAATTCCTTATAAAAAGATTTGTGTCATTTCAACCATGACTCATAAAATAGGACATTATTGTGAAGCCCGATTAGTTCAACAGTTGGAACATCGCGGGATTGGAAGGCCTTCCACCTTTGCTTCTCTCGTGGACAAAATTCAAGACCGTGGTTATGTATCTAAGATGAACATTAAAGGTGTGCCAGTCTTATGTGTGGATTATGAATTGGAACAAGATGGAATCATTACTGAAACAGCGCTTGAAAAGGTTTTTGGAGGCGAAACAGGAAAACTTGTCTTGGAACCGATAGGGTTACATGTGGTTGAATTTTTAGAGAAGAATTTTATTGATTTATTTGATTACCATTATACGAAAAAATTGGAGGATGAGTTGGACCAGATATGTCAAGGAACAAAGGCATGGAATGAATTGTGTAAAGAGTGTAATTCTCAAATAGATGAATTAATAAGACAATATAATAACAGCACTCACAATGTCCAAATAGAACAAAAAGAGGAAAACCTAGAAGAAGACATGAATGAAAAAGATATTTCAGAGAGAAAAAATAAAAAGAATGAAAGGCATCTAGGAAGATATTTAGAACAAGACATTCTTTTAAAAAAAGGAAAATTCGGCCTTTATTTTGTATGGAAGGATTCAAACATCTCTTTAAAAACAAATCGTGGAATGGAAAATATAACAATGGATGATATTATTTCTTTGATTACTAGAGAGAAAAGTGACAAATCCATCATTCGCAAAGTAAGTGATTCTATTTCAATTCGTCAAGGAAAGGAAGGCAAAGCAGACTATCTTTTTTTCAAAACAGAAAAGATGAAAAAGCCATCTTTTTTGTCTATAGAAGAATATGATGGGAATTATAAAACGGATGATGTCTCTGCAATTAAATCATGGTTAAGAGAGAAATATGGCATTTATTGAATGCGTGCAACAACAACCCCAAAGAAACAACAATATTCTCTCTTTAATACATGAAGATTCCAATCCGTTATTTGCCAAGAACCTTGTCATCAAAAGACAGAAAGAAACAAGCACGCATGTTGTCCAAGTCTAAAAAATTATATAAAAGTCATCATTATTTTACAAGAAAGCGATTACCTTCTTATAAAACGAAAACATCAAATCATATTACTCGTGCAAAAAAATTATATAAAGTAGACAAGGTCATTCCAAACAAAGAATTGTCACAAAAGACAGGTTGTTCTCTCCATGCCTTGAAAAAGATTGTGAATAAAGGCGAAGGCGCATATTTTTCATCTGGGTCAAGACCGAATCAAACAGCCCAATCCTGGGGATATGCAAGACTCGGTTCAGCCATTACAGGACAAAAAGCGGCAGTAGTGGATTATTCCATTATTGAATCTGGTTGTAAAAAAAGTGGAAAGGCCTACAAGTTGGCGAAAAGGGCGAAAAATAAATATGGGTCAGGACATTCTCCAACAAAAAAGACTATAATTTAAATAAAAAAATGAATTGAAATAATGAATATATATTTATGATAATAATATAATGCTACGTGCAAGAAGTCCAACTCATCGCATTTTAACAGAAGAAACCATTAGAAAGAACACAATAGGTTCTTTGCAAATGAAAGATTTTGAAATAGATAACATGGTAAGTATTTATCCGAATCAGGTAGAAACTGCAGATAAAATCATTAATTACATTAATGATGAAGACAAACTATTTATACTGGTTATTGGAGAGACTCAAAGTGGCAAAACAGGAATTATATATACTACAATTAAAGCATTACTGGAAAATTCAAACAATATAATTTCTATTGCAAATATATATATAGTTACTGGTCTGTCAAGTATAGAATGGAAACAACAAACAAAATCTAGATTTCCAGAGTTTCTACACAAAAGGATATTTCATCAAAACGAGTTGACTGCATTTTCAGATGAGATTAAAGATAAACATAATATTTTGGTGTTTATGGATGAAGTTCAGATTGCAGCACAACCAGACCAATCAATTCATAATGCGTTGAAGAATGCACATTTATTTGGTAAAGACATATTACATGAAAAAGGTGTTAAAATAGTAGAATTCTCTGCCACTCCAGATGGCACATTTCACGATTTAATGAAAATGCCGCATGCATCAAGTAAAATAATGGCAAAAAGTGGTGAAGGATATATTAGTTCATCTTATTTATTGCAAATGGGAAGAATAAAACAATACCGTGATTTATGTGGGTATAATAAAAAAACAGGTCAAGTAGATTCTTCTGTGACCGAAAATATTCTAGAATTAAAACTAGATATTGATAATTATTCTGTTCCTAAATATCATGTTGTTAGAACACCATGTGGTTCAAGACAAGATATAACCATATATAATATAAAACAAGTGGTTGGTGAGACACATTATAACTTTATTAAGCATGATGCAACTAATAAGACCACTGATGATATTAATAACATCTTAAATATACGACCAGAAAAACATACATTTGTATTTATTAAAGAAACGGTTAGATGTGCAAAAACCCTCACTCAAACTCATCTAGGAGTATCATATGAAAGATATCGTGAAACTCCTAATGATACTACAATAATTCAAGGGTTACAAGGACGTCAAAATGGGTATGAGGATAATGAAGTAAGCATTTGTTATACAAACATTCCTAGTATTGAGAAATATCATAAATTATTGGAAAGTGCGTTTGAAGATAAAACGATTGATTGGAATTCAAACACGACAAAATTTAACAATGGGGTTCTTTCTGGAAAAAAAACATTTAATGACCCTATGAATTTCTTCAGTGAATTAAGCCCAACGGAAGGTGATGAGTCTGAATCATCAGAACCAGTTATTCACAAATTTAATACATTTGCAGAAGCAAAACAATATTATAATAGTGAATTAAAAGAAAAGCTTTGTGGAAGAGGGCCTCGCACAAGAATTCCAGATGAAAATGGCTTTATTCTGTCTACAATTGGAAAAGAAAAAATGGAGACAAGGACAAGAGTGCGAACATATGAAGAATTGCATCATTATCGAAAATGGAATTTAAATGCAACTCATAAATATACATTTTATCCTTATTATGAAGATATAACTGACAACACCACCTTAAAATGGGTTATGTTTCATAATTAAATATATTAGTTCCATATTTTCCTATTTTCATGTTATTATTTTTTTATGTAAAGATATTATTTTCAGGAATGTAATTGTTGTATTTCTTGGATTGTTGAGCATTGTACAAGGTAAATTCCAAAGTAAAAGAATATTCACCCGATCCAAAATCGACGAGTTGTCCATTGTGATATCTCATGCGCAATTTAATTTTCCGTATTCTCTCTGCTGGTGGATTATAAATCTTGTATGCTTTATTATTCTCAACAACACACTCTGAACATGAATTCGGAATCAATATTTTTGCAAAAGACGAATTTACTCGTGAATTTGTTTCATTTGTGTGTAATGTAAAATTAGAGAGATTGTATGGATTTGTTTCATCAATATTATTTAAATGCGATAAATCCATGTAAAAATAGGCAGGTCCATTTACATTGATTGTGTTTTCTGCTTCTATAAAAGATACACTGCATCCTAAAATGTTCGGATTGGGTGTGATCCAATAACTTGCGCTCGCAGGAAGATAATACAATCGTGGCATTGGCGTCACTCCAGAAACATATGTGGATGTTACTGGATTTCGTGGCAAGCCTAAATAAGAAGGCAATCCCCAATTCGTATAATTCGGCAAGGGTGTTTTGGAAGGAGGGCATGGCGCAGAAGTAAAGGACGGGTTTGGAATAATGTTATCATTTGAATTTAATATGTACGACGAATTATTATCTATGTTTGACAATATAAAAAGACCACTTCTATTTCCAAACCATATTTTTTGTGAAACTTCATTATAGACAATGACAAAATCAGTGTATCCGCCCGCGGTGATAAATGCATCCGACCAGGTGAGTCCATAATTTGTAAAAATGTAATTATATATGTAATTTGTCACAACTTCATTGAATTTATTGGTCAATTCATTTACCATTTGTTGTGGAGTGTAATGTCCGGATTCAATGGTTATAGAATACATATTTTGAATGTTTGTATAAAGTGCAATATAAATGTAATATTGCAAGTCACCACATGTGCCGCAATGTGCTGGGTCAGTGATTTGAAAACTCATGGTAATATTTTTATTAAATTTTGAAAAGGTGCTGTATTTTGATGGAAATGCCCACGAGTCGAGTCTAACAGAGAGAACATTTACATAATCCTGTGGCAATTCCATTTCAAATTCAGCGGAATTTGGATATTTTAAAACATCTCTGTCTTCAGAATGAATAGACACATATTTTCGTATAACCATGTATTCTTGAGAATTTGGTATCAATGGGTGATTTGTAAAAGTATTGAATTTACTCATTGCTATATTATTGTAAAATATTAAAATACAATAATATATACAAATGACCGATGTTTGGTATGGAGGCATTTATTTGAAAGGCGTGTATACTACTCTTTTTTATTTTAGTGTGGTGTTGTATATAGTTTCTTTTTTTATAGACACGAATTCATCTTTAATAACATTAGAAACTGCCAGTGTATTATTAGGAACAGGTCTTATTTTTGAAATCTGTTTGTATGGAAGCAATGTAGGGGCTGACATTCGATTGGCAAAATATGCATTCCCGCTTGCCATAATGATTGGAAACATAATATATACTGTTTCATTGTTGTCGTCATATCAAGACGTGATTTCAGACGGCCATGTTTCACCGGGTTATTTTACATTTATGAATATATCCAAAATATTGGTGCTGATTCAATTGTATATTTTTTTAATAACAAAAAGAGACAATCAACCGACCGAGACAACCCGGTTGCCTGTTGCATCTTCTGCTTTTATAGGATTAATCGGGATATTAAATATGATTTGTATAATAACAGTGTATATTATTTTGACTTATTTTAGGACGGATGGATGAGGTTTAGGTTTATAGAATTTATAGGTGAGTCCATAATATTTGTCATTTTCCCATATCCCCGATATTTTCAATATAAAATTTTCATTAGATTGTTCTAAATAGTCGCAAAAAAAAAATCCATTGCATAATTGTTCATATATTTTATATTGCGGTATTTTTGAATGAATTGTGTATTTATGTAAAATTTGTTCTTCAATGGTTCGTATTTTTTCAATAATAACTTGATGATTGGAGACATTAAAATATCCCTTGCATTTGTTGTAATATTTTTCAACCATGACTTTATGCAATAAAATATGTAAATAGATTCCATTTAAAGAAAAATATGATGTGGAATATAAAATTCGAACAAACGATCCTTTGTTCAAGATGGTGTTTCTAATGGGTTCACAGAAATAGACATTGTTTGGATTGTATTGATAAATATATTGAATAAGATTAAGATTCATGTGAATTAATAGGATGTATATTTTTAAACTTTTAGAATATAAATAATACAATCTTATATTTATTATTATGAAATTCCACGAAACTCATTTTGAAGATTACATTCAATCAAATCAGAGAGAAAACTTGCATCCGAAATTGACCAGGGTTTTTTCCAGTTTTCCAAAACAAATACAGGATTTGAAGCACGTTATTTTTTATGGCCCTAACGGCATTGGCAAATACACTCAAATGTTAAAATCCATTAAAAAATACAGTCCATCAGAATTAAAATATGAGAAAAAGATTAGCATTTCATTTAACAAACAATCGTATTTTTTTAAAATAAGCGACATTCATTACGAGGTGGACATGTCTCTCTTGGGGTGTAATTCCAAATTATTATGGCATGAAATTTATATGCAATTGATAGACATTATTTCATCCAAAATGGACAAATCTGGCATTATTGTGTGCAAATATTTCCACGAAATTAATAGTGAATTGTTGGATAATTTTTATAGTTATATGCAAGTGAATAACAATTGTTCAATTAATTTAAAATACTTTATTGTGACAGAGGAACTTAGTTTTATTCCGGACAATATATTGAATTGTTGTCAAATCATCAATATACCGAGGCCTACAAAAACATTGTACAATAAATGTTTTCAGAACAAATTAAAATCGGTGGAAACAATTACAAACATTAAAAATCTGCATAATTATACGGAAGAGTTGAATGAGCCATATAAAATGATTTGCAATAAAATAGTGCACGTAATGATTCATGTGGAAGAGTTGAAATTCTTAAAATTCCGCGATTTATTGTATGACATTTTCATTTATAATTTGGATATTACAGATTGTTTTTGGTATATTTTGTCTCAATTGGTGGAGAGAAAACTGTTGACTCCCGACGATTTAAAATTAATTATGATAAAAACCTTTACCTTTTTCCAATATTACAACAATAATTATCGTCCAATTTATCATTTGGAAAATTTTTTATTGTATGTGGTTCGGGTGATTCATCGGTTTTAGACACTTGAAGAATTACTGCGCCCTCGTCAGTTTACTATCCTTATTGACATAAATTAACTTAAAATCAATATGATTGTTTCAATCATATGGATGTTATAAAAGCATTTGAAATATTGGAATTAGAATATAAGATTGACTGTATTTCCACGGATTTGTTAAAGAAACAATATCATATAAAAGCATTGCAACATCATCCAGACAAGAACGGAAATACGCTTGAATCTACTATGAAATTCAGACAGATAAACGAGGCATATATTTTGTTGTCTTCTGTTTTTACAGTGGAAGAAACGCACGATGAACCTGTGCGCGATGAATATGTGCGCGATGAATATGTGCGCGATGAATATGTGGATTTATTGAATGCCTTTATTAGTGAATTTGCAAATAAAAAATACATGGATGTGTTGAAGGATATTATTGTGAATTGTTCTTATAAAATATTTGAGACTTTGAGTAAATCGTATTCCATGGAGATTTACCATTTTCTCTCTAAAAACAAATATATATTTCACATAACACAAGAGGTTTTAACACATGTCCTTGAAATCATTCATACGAAAGAAATACAAAACATTATTATTAATCCCACGATTGATGATTTGTTTGAGAATAACATTTACAAATTGAATTATAAGAATGCCTTGTATTTAGTGCCTTTATGGCATCACGAAGTATATTTTGACGAAAAACCACAGGATGTAGAATCGCATAAACACATGGACGAATTTATGGTGTCTTGCATCCCTCTATTGCAGAATAATATGGTCATTGACGAAGAGAATAATATGATTGTTTATATAGAGATTTTATTTGAGATTGGTTTATTGCATAAAAAAAGCATAGATTTTCGTTTAGGCAAAAAAGAGTTCTGTGTTCCGATAAAAGAATTGCTTTTACAACAAACCCAGACATTTGTCTTTAAAAATCAAGGCATTTCAAAAATCAAGGATGAAATTGACAATGTTGAAGAAAAGTCAGACATTGTTGCAGTGATTAGATTTGTGTAATTTATTTTCAATATATATAATAAGAGAGAATGTATGCAGTTATAGAAAAAGGATTCTTTACTGTTGAAAATGTCACCAGAGAATATCTTATCATAATGTGTACAAAAGAAAAAGAAGATCCTAAATGTTTAGTTGATCGTGGCGAAACGCGGCTGTTTTTTAAAAGTAGTGGGACATCAAATAGAACTTTGGAAGAATATACCCTGATGGGATCACCGCCGTCATCAATGCCAAGATATTCTGAAAAAATGCCTGCAAAATCACGGGCAGAAGAATCACGGGAGAATGTTGGTCCATTTGCAGACATATGGTTTCCATTTTATGGAATAGATACACAGGTAGGCAGAGAGGGAGAGGAATTAGATTGGATTGTAAAAGGTTCTTATTTTAAAACATATAGAAATTATGGCAAAAGCATTATTCAATTAGATTACATTAAAAACGCACAATTTAGAACCATGTTAGATTCCTATTTTTTTTGTTATGCGGATGTATGTATTAGTGCCTTTTTTGGTGGCGGTTTATGGGAAAGAGATGAGGATTTTATAAAAATACGAAGAAAATTAATTGGGTCAAATCGCATGATTGATGATGCAGATGATAAAATAGATTTAACATCGATGAATAGACATGAGTTAAATCATCATTTTAAAGATATGAAGGCGGTCTTAAAAAAAGATGCCGAGAAAAAAATAGAAGTATTAAATGATGAACATGGATTGCGTATGGCTAAAAGTAGTGACTTTATACATCGTCAAACTCTTTTATATGATCGAATGGATGAGGATGCAGAGCGTGAACGGATACGTCAAGAGACCAGACGATATCGACAAAATCGAGAAAATATGCTGCATGAAATGATCCGGGCGAATAAAAAAGTTGCAAGGGGTAAAAGAAAAAAAACTTCCAAGAAATCAAAAAAACGGGCATTGCGAAAACGCCGCATGACCATACGGAGGAAATAAGTATTTTAATTTATTTAATAGAAAAAATAAATTAAAATTACACCGAATCACACACAACCTACAATCTACGCTACAATCATACAACTTATGTTTTACGCTTCACAACTTTCTTCTTTGGTGCTTCTGTCGAGACGCTAGCCGAGCTGGAAGTTCCTGCATGTTCTGATACAGACTCTTCTTGAAAAGCCACAGGTGGCGCTGCCTCTTCCACAACTACTTCAACTCCAGCCTCCTTTTTTGCAATCACTGGCGTATCCGTATCTTCTTCGTCGCTGTCATCCACAATCGTCGCCTGTACATTTTCTTCAAGTTCGTCTTCTTCAGCAGGTGGTGCAGCACTCTTGAGTTTCTCCTTGTCCGTCTTCTTCAATTGAATAAAGCACTTGCCAGTCAATGTTGCTCGTGGTTTTTGAACAACCGCTTGAACTAGATTCCAACTAATACTAAACTTGCCATTGACAAACCAAATGCCGGCGAATTGAATAATAAGAGCAACTGTTGTCCCTTTCTTCAAATAATCAAGAGGGGAAACATTAGAATTTGTTGCTGATGGAAACAATGGTCCATTATCTTCGTCATATATTTCGCATTTCCACACTCCATCCCATCGTCTGATTTTAATCTTGAGCGCCGGTTGTTTGCTGTAATCTGGTTCTCTGCTGCCCTTTTGATTAGGATATTTTAGCATTGGCGAAAACAACTCATCAATAATATCAGCGCTTTTATGCACTTTGCCAAACCATTCCTTTGATTTTTCAAGGGCGTCTGCCTTTACTTTATTTTGGAATGCCAGCATATTATTAAAGAATGCAGTAGTATCTTCGGTTTTATATTCGTCGCTGGGAAATTGCAGCGACATTTCAAACTTACCATTACCTTGTCCAGTTTTTTCGTCAACATAATCAGACGCACCCCATGTAAGCATGAGTGGCGTTGATAGTCTCAAACTGGTCTTTGTCAGTTTATTCAATATGTTTACACTTTTTCCACCCTGAGGATTTGCCTTTGGGGAAGTGTACATGATTTGGTTCGCGTTGAATTGAGTGCCGTCAATGATGGTTTCTGCCATTGTTGCTTGTTATTATGAGTTTAACTATTGGGCAATCTTTAAATCAATTTTTTTTTAATTCAATAAGGAATTGTGATCCATAGCAGCATGTCTCGTGTCTCCGTCGCACATATTAATAAAAATATTGGACCGGGTCTGAAAGAATTTAGTTGCACGATTTCTAAAATGAAATACTTTACTTTGATAAGTTCTCTCTTTATTTATTAAATAAAAAATGAAACCAAATCATGAGTCTCTACAATGGCACCAAAATGGAATCACAGTTAAACATGATTGACTTTATCACAAACTTTGCAAGGGGATTTATTAATATTCAATTGAAAGAACAAGAGAGAAAATATGATGAAAGGTTTGCAGAACAAGAGAAGAATTTCAATGAAAGGTTTACACAACAAGAGAAGAATTTCAATGAAAGATTTGCGGAACAAGAGAGACAAAACCATGCAAACAAAAGATTTATATCCAGTTCCTTTGCCATGAATACAGAAAAGGTTGCAGACCAAGAGAGCAAAATCAATGAAAGGTTTGCGGATCAAGAAATAATATATGACAAAAAAATAATGGAACAAGCGAGAAAATATGATGAATTATTTGCGGATCAAGAAATAATATATGACAAAAAAATAATGGAACAAGCGAGAAAAATCAATGAAATCAAAATAATTGGATCTTTTGCAATGAATGCAGAAATTGCTACTCCTAACCCTGATTCAGGAAATCATTTTAACAAACCAATAAACACATCTGATATTTATTTACACATTGGACAAATCCCCGAATATTTGCCTAAATTTTATCAACTTAATCTATTGTATTTAAATTTAGCAGGAGGAAGGGGACGGATAGATACGTTGGAATCAGATTTAAATAAAATGACTAAAAATACAACTATTACTGAAATAATCATACGCGAATCAACGGGTTCATATTCATTAGGAGGCACCTGTAGTATATATCCTGAAAGCCAACTAGGAGTGTTGGAATGGATGTTTGCTAAATTTCCAAATTTACATTCCTTAACTATTCCCCCATCCGTGATAATGCCACAGAATATTGGGATGCTAATAAATTTATTAAACGAAATCAAACATAAAATAAATTTGAAGTGTATAGAAATGCCTAGCTTGCAGCATTATATGCGATCAGATGCTCGGTGGAATGAGTTAGTCATGTGTTGCAAAAGATTAAATATTAAATGCAAATAATCTCTCCGATTTTATTTTGTGGGTTGTGGTATAAAAAGATTTTATTATATATATATAATGAACGAGTTCATGGCGATAATTTATTCAAACTGTAATAAAAAGATGACTTTTAAGTCACCCTTGTTAAAAATGGACAAGTTGAAAATGATACTTCCAACATTGACTAATTATGATGTCTTGACCACATATAATTATAGTTTATCAAATCTGCAAGTCATTGCAAAATTCTACAAGGTAAAAATAAGTGGAACAAAACAAGAGTTGGTTCTTCGTTTGTTTGGGTTTTTGCGACTGTCCAATTTCGCAATTAAAATACAAAAAATATTTAGAGGTAGATTGCAGCGATTTTATAATCGGCTTCATGGTCCGGCATATACAAACAAATCTTTGTGCACGAATAACACCGATTTTTTTACGATTGATAATTTATCGGAATTGTCTTATTCGGAATTTTTTAGTTACAAAGACTATGATGGTTTTATTTATGGGTTTGACGTGGTGTCATTGCATAATTTAATATTAAAATCTGAAAAGCCGGTAAAAAACCCATACAACCGAAATAATATTCCAGACGAGGAATTGCATAAATTTAAAAGAATGTTGCTTGTTAGCAAGGCATTGAAAATAAAGATGAACCTACAACTTCCTCAAATTCCAACGCAGGTTTCACCTAAAAAACTAATGGAATTAAGAGCACTTGAATTGTTTCAAACAATCAATTATTTAGGCAATTATAGCAATGCTGAATGGTTCTTGTCTTTGTCACACCTCAATTTAATAAAATTTATGAGAGAATTAGCCGACATTTGGAATTATCGCGCCGGCATTTCTATTCATGTGAGACACAACATTTATCCTCCACATGGAGAAATCTTTAGGAATTTTAATTGGAGTTATTTGCATCTAACTGAAGACCTGGATTATATCAAAATCTCGGCATTGACTATATTAGAAAGATTCGTGAATTCTGGAATAGATACAGACAGCAAGGCTTTAGGTTCATATTATGTTCTTGGAGCATTGACTCTTGTAAATGAAAATGCAGCCGAGGCGCTTCCATGGTTGTTTCAATCATTTTCATATTATTAAGAATATGTAGGAATCTCTGATGTTAGTCCGGGTTCAGGTTCAGTAAATATATATAATATATTTGCGTTAAATCACTTAAAAAGAAACTATTTATGTATATTATAATAATAAGATGCCTAGACTTACTAAATCATCCAAATCTGATGTGACTGTTTCCCCTGTTTCGGTTTCCCCTGTTTCG